TGGAAGGTTGACCCCGAACAGATGATGGCCAGGCCACTGGATGTGCTCCGCGAATCGCTGGAGCACGCGCAACGGATCAACGCGATGCAGCAGGTGCAGTGATGGCAGACGAAGAAACCAAAGTGAAAACGCCGGTGCTGATCACCGGCATCGACGAACTGTCGCCCAAGCTCGGCGCCCTTCAGGCCAAGGTCGAGAGTTTCAAGAAAAATCTCGAACAGGCCGGCCTCGGCAAACTGGACATCAGCGGTCTGTTCAAGGGCGGCAGCGTGATCACGCCGTTCGTGGACGGGATCAAATCGGCGGCGGCGTTTCAGGGCAAATTGACCGAAGTCAGCGACACGGCAAAAACCGTCGACCTGCCCGCCACGCCGAAAGTCGCTGCACAGAACATGAACGTGTTCAGTGCCTCGATGGAGAAGGTTTCGGCGGCCGTCGACGCCGCGCTGGTGCCGGCGGTAGGGGCGTTGGTGGTCGGGCTGGAACCGATGCTGACGCAGGTCGGCAGCCTGCTCGCCGACAACCCGAAACTGGTCGAAGGTCTGGCGGCGGGGGCGATTGCCTTCTCCGCCATGCAAACCGCCGTCACCGGTATGACCCAGGTGATGGACGTCATGAGCATGGTGCTCAAGACCAATCCGATCATGCTGATCGCCATGGGCATCGCGGTAGCGGCCGGTTTGATTTATGCCAACTGGACGCCGATCAGCGCGTTCTTCAAGGGCCTGTGGGAGGGCGTGAAAAACCTCGGTGCGAGTGCGATGGCAACGTTGCGCTCGATCCTCGATTGGCGACCGCTGGATGCACTGGCGGCATTGTGGTCACCGATCGCGGGATTCTTCTCCGGGATCTGGGACAAGGTCAAAGCCGTCACTGCGCCGGTGATCGACTTCTTCAAGTCGGTGTTCTCCTGGACACCCGCCGGCATGATCATGGACAACTGGGCGCCGCTGACCGGGCTGTTTTCGGCGATCTGGGAATTGCTCAAGGCCTTGAGTGTGCCGGTGATGACGTTCCTCAAAGGCCTGTTCGACTGGACGCCGTTGGGCATGATCATCAACAACTGGGGGGCGATCACCGGGTTCTTCGGCTCGATCTGGACGGCGCTGCAACCGGCGGCACAAGCGATCAAGGATTTCTTCGGCACGTTGTTCGACTTCTCCCCGCTGGGGATGATCGTCAATAACTGGGGCAGCATCGTCACGTTCTTCGAACCGATCTGGACCGCGTTGCAAACGTCGGCGCAGCAGATCAAAAGCTTCTTCCAGAGCTTGTTCGAATGGTCGCCGCTGGAACAGATCGCCATGTACTGGCAACCGATCAGCGAAGTGTTTTCGGCACTGTGGGGCGTGGTGCAAGCGCTGGCTGCGCCGGTGTTGGAGTTTCTGCACAACATGTTCGAATGGACACCGTTGGGGCAGATCATCAAGAACTGGGGGCCGATCACCGAATGGTTCGGCGAGTTGTGGCAAAAGCTGCAAACCGTCATCGCGCCGATCAAAGAGCTGTTCGACGGTGGTTTTGCCGGACTGATCGCCAAGGTCACCGGCAAGGTGGAAACCTTCACCGAGGCACAACGCCAGACCAATGCCGAAGGCAAAGGCGAACTGGCACCAGCGTTCTTCGGCGCGAACCCTCAGGCATCGAGCAACGGCACGCTACAGGGTGGATCGTTGCCACAGAGTTCCGGTGCCCTGATCCAGCAAAGCGCCGCCAACAACCGTACGCAACTCGAGGGCGGCCTCACGGTGCGCTTCGAAAATGCTCCGGCGGGACTGCGCACTGATCAACCGCAAACCAATCAACCGGGCCTGGCGCTGTCGTCGCGCATCGGCTATCGCTCGCTGTCGGCAGGAGGTTCCAATGAACTGGCGTGACCGTTTGTTGCCGGCATCCTTTCGCGGTGTCGGCTTCTGGATCGATCAGGCGAAAACCCCGGTCGGTCGCAAAGGTCAGCTGCACGAATATCCGCAGCGTGACCTGCCGTATTTCGAGGACCTCGGCCAGCAGGCCAAGACCCACGACATCACGGCGTTCATCATCGGCCCTGATTGCCTGGAGCGGCGCGACAAGCTGCTCAAGGCGTTGGAAGCGGGCAGCGGTGAGCTGGTGCATCCGTGGCTGGGACGGCTGCAAGTCAAGGTCGGCGAGTGCGACATGACCCACACCCGCCAGGACGGCGGGCTGGTGACCTTTGCGCTGAAGTTCTATCCCGACCAACCATTGCCGTTCCCGACCGCTACCGTCAGCACGCAGAAAGTCTTGTTGGTCAAGGCCGACTCCTTGCTGGGTTCAGCGGTGGCGCGCTTCGAACAGGCGATGACGCTGATCAAGGCTGCGCGGATCGGCATCGCCAATCTGCGCAACAGCCTGACCGGGGTTTATGAGGTGATCAAAGAGCAGCTCAAACCGCTGATCGAGCAGTACAGGCAGATCACTGAACTGGTCAAGGCTGTCAAGGAATTGCCCAAGGAAGTGGCTGCGGAGTTCAAAGGTTTGCTCGGTGATATCAAGGAACTCAAGGCGTTCGCGAAGGAGGGCTACCGTGGCGTGATTGCCGACGTGTCGCAACAACTCGAAGCGATCCGCAAGGCCGATGCACCGAAGATCACCACCGGCAAGGACACCAACGCAGCGGCGCAGGCCATGGCCGATCTGGTGCAAGACACGATGCTGGTCAAGGTCGCGCAATGGGTGGCGTCGATGCCAGTGGCGACAACCCCGGTGAAGCTGCAATCGACACCCTCGGTGGGGCAACAGGCGACAACGCCGGTGAGCCGCCAGGAAGTGCCGGTCAGTGACGATATGAAAGCGCTGCGCGCGGCGGTGTCGGCGGCCATCGATCCGATGTTGGCGAAGGCCGGTCCGGCGCACTTTCAGGCGATCAACGATGTGAAAGAGGCTCTGGTGGCTCACCTCAAAGCGGTGGCTTCGTCCGGTGTGCGCCAGGTCAGCAAGGCGTTTCAGGAAAGCTTTCCGGCACTGGTCGTTGCCTACAAGCAATTTGGCGATGCCACGCGGGTCGATGAAATCACTCAGCGCAACGGGATTACCCATCCGGGATTCTCGCCCAACGAAGTCAAAGTGTCCGGGGAGTGAACCATGAGCGAGATGGATAACCGCGTCACGCTGACGGTCAACAACATGGAATACGGCGGCTGGAAAAGCGTGGAAATCACCGCTGACCTGGAGCGCCAGTTCCGCACCTTCAAACTCGACATCACCTGGCAATGGCCGGGGCAGACCGTCGATCAGCGGATCAGCCCCGGCGATCCCTGTGAGGTGAGGATCGGCAAGGATCTGCTGCTCACCGGTTACGTGTTCAAGGCGCCGATCCGTTATGACGGCCGGCAGATCAGCCTGACCCTGGAGGGCAGCTCCAAGACTCAGGATCTGGTCGATTGCGCCGCCAGAAACCAGCCGAATCAATGGCAGGAGCAACCGCTGCTGAGCATCGTTCAGGCGCTGGCGATGGAGTACGGCCTGATGGTGGTCAATGAGATTCCCGAGACTGCACGGCTGACCAAGCACACGATCGTGCCGGGTGAAACCGTGTTTCAGTCGATCGACCGTTTGCTCTCGCTGCTGCGGGTGTTTTCCACCGATGACGAACAGGGGCGGCTGGTGCTGGCCAAACCCGGTAGCGGTGGGCGGGCCAGCGATGCGCTGGAACTGGGCAAGAATATTTTGTCCGCCAGCGCGTCGATGGATTACAGCCAGGTGTTCTCCGAATACCGGGTCATCGGCCAGCAAAAGGGCTCGGACAGCAAAAGCGGCGTGGCAGTCAGCGAAGTGGAATCGACGGCGGCTGACCTGACCTTCAAGCGTCGACGCACCACGATCATCAACGAAGGCACGCAACTGACCTTCGAACTGGCGCAGCAACGCGCGCAATGGGAAAGCGCGACCCGCATGGGTCGGGCGCAGACCACCACGTATCAAGTGCAGGGCTGGCGCCAGGCCAACGGTGATCTGTGGCGTCACAACACGCTGGTGCGGGTGAAAGATCCGGTGCTGGGGTTTGATGGCGACATGCTGATTTCCAAAGTCACCTATTCGTTGTCGGCCCAGGGTTCGGTGACCACGCTGCAAGTAGCGCCACCGCATACCTTCGATGCCAATCCCAGCCCTCCGAAAAAAACCTCATAGGCCCTGAAAAGATCGCAGCCTTCGGCAGCTCCTACCGGTGTACGCCGATCCTATGTAGGAGCTGCCGAAGGCTGCGATCTTTTGACGTCGGCCCGTTTCATACAGGAACCAAGCATGAGCCTACTGACACGCCTGCTGGCGCGCGGCACTGTCGTGCTCGCCAATTCGGCATCCAAACTGCAATCGTTGCAGATGCGCCTCACCGCCGGCGAGGTCAATGACGACCTCGAACACTTCGAACCCTACGGTTTCACCAGCCATCCGCTGGCCGGGGCCGAAGGAGTCGTCACGTTCATCGGCGGCGACCGTTCTCACGCCATCGCCCTGGTCATCGCCGACCGCCGCTATCGCCTGCAGTCGCTGGCCGCCGGTGAAGTGGCGATCTACACCGACGAGGGCGACAAAATTCACTTCAAGCGCGGACGGATCATCGACATCGACACCGCCACGCTGAACATCCGCGCCAGCAGCGCGGTGAACTTCGACACGCCGGTGATCAATCAGACCGGAAAAATCGTCTCCACGGGCGACCAGTTGGCCGCTGGCATCAGCCAGATCAAACACGTGCACGTCGGCGTCCAGGCCGGCAGCGGCCAGACCGGCGCGCCGGCAGGAGGCAAGTAATGTTGATCAGCCCGAACCTCCACGCCGCGCTGACCCGCGCCGTGCTCATCAGCCTGTTCACCTGGCGCCGTGCCGCCGATGACGACGCCCTCGACGACGAAGAGCGCTTCGGCTGGTGGGGCGACACGTTTCCCACCGTCGCCGACGATCGCATCGGCTCGCGGCTGTGGCTGCTGCGCCGGGTCAAGTTGACCCGACAGACCCAGATGGACGCCGAGTTCTATGCCCGCGAAGCCTTGCAATGGCTGATCGACGACGGTCATTGCAGCGCCATCGACATTCTCAGCGAACG